GCTTCAATGTTCTTTTGAGGATCACGCAAGTCTTTTTCGCTAAACCCCAATAACTTTCCAGTGCTAGGCAAAACTTGCATAACACCTATTTCGCCAGAGCCACCATCCTCTTTGGAAAAGTTCAAACTGCCTTCTTTAAAAGCAATAGAGACAGCCAAACGTGGGTTGATCCCCATTTCTTTGGCTTTTTTTGCAATAATTAAAGCATTTTGCGCTTGTGACTCATTGAGTTCGTCAATAAATCCAAGTGGTGGTTGTTTGTCAGCCATGTATATTCCTTATCGAAGTTCTGCGTCCAACCTTGCCTTGGCGTCTGAGCTAACTTTTGGCGAACTAGACGACTTCTTGGTTGATGGCGAAGTTGGTTTTACAGGATCAGGAAATTTTACGTTGGTATAAATTCCACGAATGGTTTTGTCGTAGTTATTAACCATGTCTATGTATTCAGGTGTGCGAGAAAACTTGTCAAAAGACATGTTGCCGTCAACCAAAGCATTTTTAAGAGCGTCATCAAACTTTGCTCGTTCTTCCATGTGCTTGGACTTAGCCATGATGGTTTGGAAAGTGTCTCGAACGGTAGGCCCCATTCGATCAAAGATAACCTGTTCAAAGTTAGAAATTGACCCTTGACCTGATGCCAACGAGCGCAGACCAAATGTGACTTGCGCAAACAATGACAAGGCTTGTTGAGTCTTGCTGATTACGGTCTCAACACGTTGATCGTATTGTTGTCTAGTTTCTCCAGCAATTTTTGGCAAATTAATCTTGTTGGCAGTAAATATGTCACGCACTTGAGGAACGCTGATGCTAAAGCCTCGACCAAGGTTGATGCCATCTTCGGCAAGCTTGAGGACACCGTTCAGGAAGCCGGGTCGCTCCAGCACACCCGTCACCTGATCCATCCCCTCGCCTTGGAACAAATCTTGTATCACTTGCGCTGTTTGTCGTCTCGATCCAGCATCATTTCCAGCGTTAATTTTGGCGGTTGTGCGATCTGCACGAGCTTTAGACAATGCTTCGCTTTCAGCTTTATTTGAAGCCAATTCCAACTCTTGCTGTTGTTTCAACTCTGTGGGATTCAGAGCACCTAATGGAGCAGAAGCAGGTCGACCAACAGGTGTAACTTCAGAAGGTTTGGCTTCAGAAGAAACAGATCCAGTAGATGGCGCTACAACTTGAGGCTGAGGGAATGTTGTATATCGATCAATCAATTGACTTAATGTTTTGTAATTACCAGAAGCTCTTGCGTCGTCGTAGGCTATTGCATCTTGCTCAGACATGTCAATATTCATTGCCTTGCGACCAGTTGTAGGGTCAGCAGGGGCAAAGCGTTGAACAGTCGTCTTGCCGCCAAAAGGCGTGTACTTGTTTGTTCTCTTGTTGTATGCGCCACCCGCTTGAACAGAAGTGGCGTCCAATTCCATCTTGTACTCAGCCTCTAATACTTTGCCAAGATCAGGATTGGTATACATGATTTTGGAAATTTGACGAGGCGTAAGTGCGCCTTTGCTTGTTTGGACAGCAGGGCCTGAGTCATCTCCCTTAGGGGTCGCTCCTGACGTTGGCGATTCGCCTTGTGGCGATCCACCTATGGTCGGTGCTGTAGGTTGATCACGATCATTCAAATACTGTAGTCCTTGGGTCTTGCGAGCTTGTTCACGCTCGGCTTGGGCAAGTTGTAAACGCATTTGTGCGTTGTCCATGGCATCTTTTTGCTTTTGAGCCATGACGGGAATAACATTGCCAGCGGCTCCGCCTAAACCTTCGGCGAAGGAGCCAGTTTTGCCGGGCGTCAAGAACCCCTGAGCCATTGCCAACATCACTGGATCAATCGACGGGTTCTCACGAGCCGTCAAAGCGGCTTGTATGCGCTCTAAAGCACTTTGGTACTTGGTATCCGCATCCTCATTGATGCCAGCCAATGGAGATAAAGCTAGTTTGGTTGCCATATTTTTGCCTTATCCCATAGTATCAGAGGGGGGTACTGCATCGCCTGTAAAGTCGCCTTCCCCAGATCCAGTAGTCGTTGTTGTCTTAAAAAGATCGGTGAAATCTGGAAGCGATGGTGAGATTTTTTTGAGTAGGTCTGGCAAGCCATACAAGAATCCAGTCTTTGTAAATTTGCCAGTAAGAGGATCGGTAACACCACCCAAGCCAGAACCCAAAAGAGTGCCAAGACCAGCGATTTGGGACATGGGGGAGGGGCTGTAGACGCCCGGGATCGGGCCTGTCGCAGACTCCGTTGTGGTTGTCGGTTGTGTGTACCCACGCAACAACGCAGACACGTTTGTTGCGTTCTTGAGCGGCGCATCAATGATCGATTGATTAAACGCTTGTTGCTCCGCACCACCTTTGGTCAACGCTCCTGCACCCTGCAAGCCAAGCAATTGTTCCTGACCAGCCAAGTTGGCTTGTGTAGTAGCCGCTTGGTTAAACAAGTTGCCTTGGTTGTACGCCGCCTGCATTGCGTCAGCGTAACCCTTTTGCAGTGCGCCAGTCTGTTGACCAGTCAAGTTTGCCTGCATATCAGCCATGGTTTGACCCAAAGCGCCAGCATATCGTTGACCACCCAAACCACCTGAACCCACAAAACCAGCTTTCATCTGAGGCATGACGTTGCGTTGGATGTTTTGTTGTTGCAGTCGCTCCATCTCATTCACCACGTTCGAGGTGTATGGATTCATAAAACTTTGAATCATGGTAGGAGACATGCCTTCGGCGGCTTTACCTGCGGTGGTTTCTGCGGCAGTTAATTGAGGTATATACGATGCGGCGGCAGTTGGAAGCTGTCCATACCCCTGAGTCTGCATCTGTGTTAAAGGAGAAACCATCTGATTCGCAGGCTTATCAAGGGCGGTTTCTCCAACACCTGCCAACTTTGTTTGATAGTCAGTCCAATACTCTGGGGCGACAGAAGCGGTTGTCTTTTTGGTCGTTACGTCTGGTGCGGCAATGCCTTGAAACATATCTGCCATAGTTATCTCCTTGCCTTACTAGGCTTGCGATGCAAAAAATCTAGGGGTGACTTAATCTCAGGTGGTAGATCTTTTGGTTTTGCTGATCTAACGTGAGCACGAATTCCATGCATCATGTCGTAGAGTTTATCCGAACCAGCCTTTGTTGAGCCATTTCCTATAGCCGCCACCACGTCAGCAGGGAATACAAATTCCCCATCCGCCAGCATGGCAGGAATGTCGTCTGACTGACCATCACCCTCACCAGAAACAGCGTCTCCACCACGGAAATCCACCCTCATCTTGCCACCAGACGCCATAAGCGGTGTAGACATGCCTCCACTTGCATAACGACCATAGCGAGTTCCTGTAGCCCCTCCAGCCGCCATCAAAGGGGTAACCAAGCCACCACTTGCGGCTTGCAAGTTTTGGTAGTCAGGGTTAAAGAAGCTTTCAATAGGTTGGAGTTCGCCAAACTTGTAGTAGGGGCTGGTCTCTGGCGCACCAAGCTGTCCAAACTTGTAGTACATGGGCATTTCAGAATCGGTTGCTTGTGTCATTTCAGATAAAGAAAGTGGCGATGGTGGTTGCATTTCAGCAAATTGGTTCTGTTCAACTTCAGTAGGTGCAACTATCTGCTCATTTTGCAGATTTAGCAACTCCCTAAACTGATCCACATCTGAGGGCTGTTGTTCAGCAAATGTTTGAAACTCTTGTGGAGCCTGAATGGTTTCTTGGATCTCCTCAGGAGCTCGTGCAGACAAGGGGCTGGCAAAGGGTTCGTCTGTCTCTTGTGACGCCAAGAACGTAGGTTTGAGCGGCTTTGGAGCTACTCCAAGAGATGTAGCGTCCTGAGGGTTGAACTGTTGAGCAAAAGACACCTCCTCAGGTTGTTCAGGCGCTTTGGTCTTTATGACCTTGGGCTTAACGGGTTTGAGATCAGGTGTCTTCTCTGAAGGCGGAGCTACGTAGACCCAAGGTTTGCCAGTCTTAGGGTCTAGGGTGATGCTGTAGTCTGGGTTGTCTTTTACTGAAGGAACAGGAGGTAAGACGGGTTTAAATGGATCTTCGTCTTCGGGTTTTTTATCTTCGTCTACGAGTTTTTTAACTTTGTCTTCAGGTTTTTTAATTGGAGGAGGTGGCGGTTTTGGCTTCCAATCAGGAATGAGGTCTACAGGTTTTGTAGGTATAACAGAATCTTGTTTGGTATCTTGTTTGGTATCTTGTTTTGGAAGAATGGTTGCGTTAGTTATTGGCGTATTAGGAAACAGACGCTCCAAACTAACTGGTGCTCCATCTGGCGTGTAACCAATAATTCCTTGATCTAAGTCTTCTTGCGTAACACGTTGAGTCGCACGAGCAGAATCATCCACTCGCATAGCTTCACCAGACTCATTTCTAATAATGTAATTATCACGATTGATTTGCTGACCCTTAGAGTCGTAACCCAAAACATTATCAGGATCTGTATCTTGTGCAGGCTTAACAATCGTTGGAACGTAATACTCTATAGGTCTACCCTGTGAGTCATAGTCCAAAACAACTGTAGTTACGTCTCTTCCGCTTGGATCAATTTCAATGGATGTCAACGGCTTTAGCGGGGGAGGATTTAAAGCTTCCCACAATTGAGCGGCTTCACGTCTTGCTTGCTGTAACTTTTCAAATTCAATCTCTTCTGGCGCTCCAGCCTCACCTGTGTATGTAAGCAAATCAAATAATGTACCTATAGGGTTAGCTTTCCCTAAAGTCTTGAACGCATCTGTTGCCTTGTATAGTTTGCTTGCTTGTTGAGGCGCTGTCTTTGCTTCAATATCAAAAATTCCAAGCAGAGCATTTGCTTCTTCTTTTGTAATGTTTGCTCGTTGAGCGGCAGACACATATTCATTCTTCAAAAGATCTGGGTTGTAGTGCGCTAATGCTCTCAAAACATCGCTTGGCATTGTTGCGCTCTTAACACCCATGCGCTCAAGCGAACGCATAACACGAGCATCATCTTCTAAAGTCCCTGCGGCAGACACCAATTTGTTTGTTGTTGAATCAATGACAACTTTAATTTGTCTTTCATTTCCGTTGGCGTCAATGTCGACTACAAACGCTTCTTTAGAAAACGGATTAATGTTGAACTTGTTTGGATCTACATATGGTTTGGGAGGTGGTTCAAAGTCAGCCATCTCACCCAAACGAGCTTGAGCAAACATAGTGTCAGTCACTAAGTTAATGCCAATGCCACCTTTTTCTGGCTTGTACCCAGCCAATGTCTCAAACGACTCTGTATTTGCCTGACGTATAGCTTGGTCAGCACGAGTGTTAAGAGTGTCTTCAGGGGAAGTTGTAGCAAGAGCCTTTGCCTCAGCCTCAGATGGATCACGTTGAAACTTGTCTTTAAAGAATTGAGTAACCTCTTCAACATCAGTAAACAATGGGTCAAGGTATGTATTAATCTTTGGAAACTGTTGGGCTTCTGGAGTCGCACCAATATAACTTTGCAGTTCCTCTTGAGTTGGATTGCGACCCAATGATTCTTGGAACATTTTGGTAATTTCATCAACATCCGTATACAAGGGGTCTACATATACTCCCATTTTTGCCACTTGTTGGGCTTCTTCAAACTGCCCCCTAAACGCCATTACTTCTTCTGGAGTTGGATTTCTGCCTAAATAGCCGTTGAAAAAATTAATTATCTCTTCTTCAGTTGTAGCAAATGGATCAGCTTCTGCTCTTGCTTGAGCCAACAATTGTTCTTGGTCAACGTCAGATTTAACAAACCTCTCTATTTGTTGAGGCGTTAAGTTGGTGACGCCTTCACGAGCAAATGCTTGACGTGCTTGCTCTTCAGTAACAGATTTTGTTTTGATGTAAGAATCAATGTCTTTGTTGACTTCTGAAGGGGTGGAGTAAAAAGCAAATTTTTGTATTTCCTCTGCGGTAGCTGGTCTTCCAAACTTGTCGCTAATCTTCTTGTAAGCAATTACGCCATTTGCGGCTGATTGCAGACCAGAGGTAAGGAGAGCTTGAGTGGCGGCGTCCTCGATGGGCTTGTTGAGTAGTTGGGCTTGGATGGTGGAACTTAAAACATTCTTTGCGGGTACGGGAAGCTCGGAGTAGCCGGGGATCAAGTTCAACATCCCCGCTGTCGATCCTGCCAACGACCCACTCAAAGACGCTTTAATTTGATCCGAAGATTGCCCTGTTGCTACGCCTTGTGCAACCGTAGCTGATGCATTGACAATTGCTGACGTGATCTGTGGATTTTTTACCAAATCATTTACATAAGGCGTAAACTTTTCAGCACCAATATTTACTGATGAATTGATAATTGCAGACTGTAAAGCTTTCTCGAAAGGAACGCCTGAAGCTACTGCAACCGCAGTTTGTGCAACAGCAGTTGATACGGCTGTGATTGTGGCGGCAGAGACTCCTGCTGGTAAAGCGGCGGCAACGAATGGGCCTATGTAAGCCGCCGCATAAGGCATTGCAACCATCAAAAGAAGTTGTCCAGCAGGCTTGGCTAAGATCTCTTCTTTTACAACATCTTCTACTTTAGCCAAAGCTTTTGAGACTGGCTGAACAACAGGTTGAATAATTGCGTCATCAACTTGTGACGCAACATTGCTTACTGTTTGAACTGGATTAGTTACTGCGGCTTTGGCATTAGAAGCACTAGCTTGTTTCCAAAACTTTTTATACTCAGGCAAACCAGTATTAGGATTGATTGTCCCAGAACCACCATGCGCTTTCAGCAATCTTGCTTCTTCAGGGCTGATGTGAGCCAACATGGTGTCACCACCACGACCCTTAGAGACTAAGTCTTGTATTTGCTTTTTTGTCAGCTTTGTCATATCAGTTAACCGATGGGTTGACAGCATTGACTAGCTCTTGCGCCCAGTCTTGCCAATTGTTGAATGCATCCGCCATTGGTATTGCCTCATTGCTAAACACATCAATAGCTCGAATACCGTTCCCCCAAATCTTCCAATCTGTTTGAGGGCTTGGTATTTCAAGTTGTTGTGCCGCATATAGCTCACACATCAAGGATGCCCATGATTCAAACGTATGTCCCCTTGGGTCATATACCAACGCAACATTAAGAGGACTATTAGTAGCCACGTACATCCCCTATGTTTGCCGCTAACAATAAGCGACCAAGTTGGTAGTCTCCGCCTTGCGTGTTGCTGAGAAACTTCAATCGCAGTTCACGTCGTTGTTCACGCATATCCACTCTATGTGTTTCAGGATCAAAGAGGTACGGCCCTGTCGTGCTGTCATACGCCTGCGCATATGGTCTACCAGTCACGTACACCTCCATCTCGCCTGATTGAATAAAGTCAGGCTCTATCCACTCTAGATGCAACCATACGTTGTCGCCAACCATCGATGGCTGTGAAGGCCCACCAGAGACGAGTCCAAGATCATTTGTTTCAAAGTAGCTCTCAATCGCATTGATGGCTATTCCTTGAATAGAGTCAGTCCCTATTTCATGTTGCCACAAAGACACCAACGACATGGTAGCGCCCAATAGCAATTGAAATCCTGAACCAACTGGAATAGAAGCAGACAAGACATCTGCTGATGTGTATCCAGTACCACGATTGGCAATTACCACCGTGGTTACTATTCCTCCTGCAACCGTAATGTCTGCTGTTGCGCCAGTGCCAGTACCGCCAGTCAGAGCTTTAGAGAGGTACGTACCATTGGTGTACAAAGTTCCACCAGCAGAAATACTATAAAAATTTACGCCACCAGTTGAATTTATTGTAGTTCCAGCTTTAATTGGATAATGGAACACCTCTGAAAAATATCCAGAAGCTCTTTGCGAACCATTGGCAAGACCAGTGTCATACCAAGTGTTCTCACGTATGTTGTAAATAATTGCATCAGTGCATTCTGTGGCGTCTCCACGTGGGTAAAACCACCAAATCTCACCAAAGCGTGGGACTTTTGTTGCCCAAACTTTTTGTCTTTGCGAATAGTTTAGGTTGTCAAAGAAGTAGTTTTGGTTCATGTTATTGGGGATCTCTTTGACCACACCGTTGTACATGAGGAAACGATCAACACCGCACCAATAATAAATGCCGTCATACTCAATGGCAGATTGGCTAGAAAGAATTGATGATTGGCTGGTAATAATGTCATAGCGCCAATATTGAGCAGGCGTTCCAACGCCACCAATGTAGGACACCCTTACCAAGCTATCTAAGCTCCAAAACAACCCTGAAGGCGAGTTTGAACCGCCCCTAACAGGTAGCCCTTGGACAATCTTGCCAGTCGCCACATTAACCTCGTTAGCGTCCGCAGAGACCCAATCATTTAAATTAGCCGCCGAACAGTTTCTAATAAAACCATTGTTGCCATACACAAAAACATAAGGGTGTAGGGTAACCACGCCACCAGAAACGGATACGTTGTTGTCAAAGGTTATGGTCACAGTACCACTAGCAGTTGCTGGATTGGAGATGACAACGGTAGTGGTTGAAACGGAGACCACAGTAGTGTTTGCAGGTATGCCAGTGCCTGTAACGGTTTGTCCAGCGCCAACCAAGGAATTAGCGACAGACAAAGTGATAGTTGTATTGGTGTTGACAGTAGTGGCAGTGGCGGTAAAGACGCCAATGCGAGTCATGGTGGTTCCAGTGGAGGAGCCAGCAAGAACGGGGGTGTTGGTGGAGTTGTCGATGAGTTGGAGGTTTTGACCGGGGTGCGCAAGGATCACACTCGCCCCTCCCCCACCTACATCAAAAAACCCATCAAACTGCCACAAATTGTTGGCGTTTGGCGTAAAGTAACTCAGCGTAAAGTTTAAGAGCCCTGCGCCAATTCCATTGTTGTCAATTGGGAGCAATTGCAAACCATCCGCATAGCCGTTGTAGACGTTGTTAAAAGCTTGTTGTGGGTTAACAAAGATCCCTCGACTAGGGCCTGCCAAGTTGTTTACGATCTCACGATAACCGAGTATCTTGCGAGGACGACCACGTTGAAAGCGAACCCATCTACCGTCGTTGTAGAACTGTTTATCAAAAATAGTTCCATCCCGTTGGATGCCGGGCTGGGTGTCGAGGGCAAATACTTTCTTCGTCATGTAAAGACGCCCCCAGCAACGCCAGTCGTAAAGTTTCCAGACCCCGTGACTTGGATTCCCGTGGCGGTTACGTCAAGACGTTGAGTTCCAAGAATGGAGACGGCGAACTCCCCGATGCCGGGTCGATAAATCCCCGTGGAAGTCTCTGACGAAAAGTTCAACGCAGGCGTACCCACTGAGCCATTGACCAAACTGATTGATGTAGCGCCTGCTTGGAAGGTGTTGGCGTTGAGGAAGTTTGTGCCATCGCAGATGAGCGTGGCTTGTTGACCCGGCGGTATCACGGCGTTAGCCCCACCCACCACCCCTGTCGTCAAAGTCAACGAGTATCCATTGTCCGTCGTCTGATTTGACACCACATATAGATTAACCACTGGAGGATACGTAACTGTTACGTTACCCGTCAAGCTACCAACAAATTCTTGGATCGTATTTTGAACTTCGTTCGAGGTTAAAGTGTAGTTACCCGTAACAATTGGCTTTACTAGTGCAGTAAAAGCAAAAGTTGAACTTACGCCATATCCAATCGTTACGTATTCTGTGCCTGTACAAACAATAAAAGACGATTCGTTTGGGTTGTATAGCTTGGTCAAAGAACCATCAATTGTGTTTGTAGCATCACAAGTAACAGTCAATGATCCAGTACCATTGTTCTTCAATAAAGTGAACCAATTATTTGCCAAACTCACGGCAACTGGAAGGTTTACTGTACCTGTACCACTACCCCAAACCTTTGTTTGCGCTCTGTCACTGCTTAAAAAGGTGTACCCATTTGAAAAACTAGATGCTGGGTGCGTTAGGTTAAGAGTGCTAGAGATAGCTTGTAAACCAAGTCCAGCAAGAGTTGTGGCGTCTGCTGAAGATGTACCTGCACCAAAGTCAATAATAGACCATGTGCCAGCTACCGTAGGGTTGGCTGTGAGGTAGATGTATGAAGCCTTGTTTGCGGCAACAGAAATAATAGTATTTCCACTATAGTCAACCACCGTAAAAGCAGTTCCTGTCATGTTGCGTATCAAGGCGTCTGTACCAACCGAGGTTTGATTGGCAGGTGGCATATACAACTTGCGTCCTGCGGCGTTCGGCGTCACATTCATGATGCGAGCCGCATAGTCGTCAGTAGCATTGCCGTTGATAGGCCACGACAAATTGATGTCAGCAGTTAATGCAATTGCACGAAAACTGACATCCGTTGGAAGGATGACGTCACCAGTGAAAGGAGATATATAACTCATGAGTCCACCGCTATGGCTTGTCGATCAGCAACACGTAACCTATCTTCCGCCATCAGTGTTTGCATGATCAAGTCATACTGCTGTTGGAAGAAGGGCATGCGCTCATCGTTTCTGAGGAAAGGCATTGCTTGCATGAGTGAACCAAACAGCAAAGCCTGAGGGGCGTAATTTGTAAACCAATTGGTTTGATTGCTTGAATCCAAAGGTTGGACTCGTTGGTAGTACAACACTTCAAAGTTGTAAGCAACATCAGGCGTAGGTGCAATCAACCAATGGTCGTAGTCGTAGTCACAATAAAACTTGGGAACACCCTCGTCTGTAGGGTTAGGCCAATACTCTCGAAGGTATTCGTACTTACGTAAGAGAACAGGTTGGCGCTCACCACTCACCGTGACGTTCATAGATACCGTTTTGTGCCAACGAGCGGGTTTTTGAATGGTTGCATCACCTATAACCATTGTGCTTGTATTTACCGTCAAGTTGCCAAGGAACTTTATTTGGCTAGCAATGACTTGCTCTGCCAACATAATAAACAAAGGAATTTTTTCAATCGTAGCGGTGTCCGTACGCTCCAAATAACTTTGGATGTTCTCTACGAGAGAATCGTAGGTCATTACCGAGGCGGTTGCCATCTTGAGTCTCCTTTTTAACCAACATTACGCTCAAAATGGGGACAATCAACAAGCGATTTGAAATTTCCTCCCCAACGATTTTTGGGGTTCAAGGTCTCCCAATAAGCACCTAAAGGCGCAAGGATGCTCTTGTCCCATATTATCCGCCCTTCTTTGAAGAAATTCAAGTCAATGGCGCATCGCTTGAGGTGGATTGAATTCATGGTCTTGGAACGCCCAGTTTTGAAGTAAATGGCTTGTTGTTCAGGGGTTCGAGCCAACTCCCCCCCAGTGACCAAAAAACCTTGTTCTGTGGCGTATTGGATCAGTTTGCACATGTCTAACAAGAATGCGGCTTGTTCGGTGCTTAGGCTCATTTTCTGCCTTTCATTTCTGCTAGTTTTTCAATAGTTCTGCCGCCAAAATAAGCGCCCATGATCAGCATACCCCACTGCCCAAGCAAGGATACATAAGACTCGTTGGCGTTATAGCCAAAGGCGCTCATCATGGCAAACAGGAAATATCCTGAAAAGATGGCAATCAGGCTCATTGGGCGTATGTTCTTGGACAGCCAAGAGTCTGACCCCATGTCGGACTTCCAGCGGTCTGTGACGTTGTCGTCCTCGTTCTGTGCGGCTTTGGCAAACAATTCCAGTTCAGCCAACTCCATCTTGGCTTTCTCAATTCCAAGTTCCAAAAGGCGCTCTTCGTGCTGAAACTGCAACTGTCGCAAGTTGCTGACGTCTTCAGGTGTTGGATCGTCAGGAATTTTTACGCCAAGCGTTTTTTCAACTACTTCTTTGCCCTTGGCTTGGATAGCGCTTGACAATAGTGTTAACCCGTTTTGGGCAAGACTACCAAGGAGGGATGCGACTATTGGAATCATTGCGTTTTTCCTTTTCAACTTCACGTCTTAACTTTTCCATCTTTTCAATCTGCTGTTTGGCTTCATGCTTTGTTTCCAACACATCCAAATACAACATCCCAAGAAGAGGAAGCAAAATTACTATAAGCAAACAAGCGGCAATCCATCCCACAACTATCTCCCAATCCTGTGCAAGAGGGCTAACAGTAGCCACAGGTATAGGAGGAAAAGAAAAGTCGCCAGCAGGTATGCCTGCCTTTCTTTTAGGAGACGCTCCTCCTCTTTGCGTTGCCATGACTCATCATCCCGTTTCTTCCTTGCCCTGTCCTGCTCTATCTTGATGACATCCCGCATATCAAACACTTTTGAGTACAAAGCCCCCATTTCTTTAGGTGCGCCGTATACCATCGCTTCCCTTATCTCCGTCTCCAACAGCGCCATTTGGTCTTGAGCCATTACCCGTTTCAGGGCGGCTTCCATCAGGTTAGCGTCGGGATCGTAGACAGTTTTGCTCTTCTCTTCCTCTTCCCTTATGTGCTCGGCAAGTTGTTCTTGAAGCTTAAAAAACTGGGAAAGCTGGACAACGATGTCTGCCATAACTTGGGTTTCGTCGACGGCAACGTAGGCTTCTTTCTTTTTCGCCACAGGCTTGGGGCTTGAGGTGGGCGTTGTTCCGAAGAGCTTTGCCCAGAATCCTCTGACTGCCTTGACATCTGAAGCAATTTCATCAACAGTTTTCTTGACCTCCATAAAGGACGTTTTGGCGTCCTTGTACAGCTTGCATCCCTGCTTGATGGCGGCAACGCAGGCGTTAGCGGCAAAGAGGATGCTGAGAGGGTCAATTTATAGCCCCAAGAATTTCTTTACAAACTCGCCAGCCACGCCCGGCCCGAACAACACGCACACAATAACCGCATACAACAAGTATTCGATCTTCGACATGCGCTTGTCCCCATTCCTCAAAGAGCGATCAATGCTGTTGTAGCGTTCAGTACAAACCGCTTCATGCACCGCAAGCTTGGTCTCTACGTTGTCCATCACTCAACCTGTTGAGGCGTCTCAGAAGCGGCTTTGGCTTCCTTTTGGATAGCCTCTATGACCTGAAAGACTTCGGTGTATGGGCGTGTTCCAAGGTATTGCAGGATGGCGTTTACCAAGTTGGTTGAGAGTTTGATGTCGTTCATTACCAAGGCACTCCTGTCGCTGTCACTGGGTTCTTCTTCAGTTCAATCTGTGCGGCAAGGCTTGTCTCTGTTGCTGTCTTATCCACGCCGTTAGCCCAACACCAATCAAGCACTTCTGCTTCTGTAACGCTGGCATAGGGAATTGCTGGCTCGGCAATGGCAAAGCTACAAGTGCTGTAAACAGAAGCTGTGTATTCTCCATCAACTGCCGCCGCAGTCCAATGTGCTGTCGTGATAAAGCCATCTGAGGTCAGATAGTCGGTTTGTGTGATTGTCCAGTTGTATGCGATAGTCATGGTTTATGCTCCTTCTAAAGCAGTGATTCGGGCGGTAAGTTGGGTGATGAGGGCTTGCTGTTCTTGGATTGATTTAATAAGAACAGGAATTAACTCGGTGTAACGAACTGACATATAGTCGGTTTCATCGCCATGACGTTTGGTAATGTCAATTACTTCGTCTACAACACCAACTAAGTCTTGGGCAATAATTCCAAGTTTCTTTTGCGAATCAGATGCATCAACATCTTTTAGTCTATATGAAACGCAACGAATACTGTTTAGTTTATCTAACCCGTTAGTTATAGGCTCAATGTCATACTTGAGCCGTTCATCAGAAAATGTCCCCCATGAAGTACCGCCAGATGCAAGGTTTACTCCAGCAGTATAAGAATTAGAATAAATTCTTAATGAACGAACACTTGAGTTTTGTCCAATGTAGTAAGCAGTGCTATCTAACCAATGATAGGCTTCATAACCACTACCCGATATATAAAACTGTGCGGTAGCTTCTGTTTCGTTACTAGCTTTTTTTAACTGTAAACTGCCGCTGGAGTCGAGGCGCATCTTTTCGCTTCTATCACCCGCCCCTGTGTTTGTGCCAAAAACTAAACTTAATGATTGGTCACTTGCAGAACCACTGATTGCACCAATGTAACCAATTCGATTTTGTGAGTTGCCACTAATGTTTAACTGATAACCAACAAATGTGCCACCAGAAGTGTGAGCAGACCCATTTGTAAATGCAGCCGTGCAGTTTGCTGCGTTTGGAGCAGTATTGGCATAAGCAGTTGCGTTATCTAAGTTTGCATTAAATCTTGCAGAAAACGAACTAATACCAATACCCACGTTACCGCTGGAGTCGATACGCATACGTTCTCCACCTACAGAAGCATCTGAACTACTACCAGTAAACTGCAAAATACCTGCTGTAGCGGCATCTACACCATAGAATCGTATTTGAGAAATAGCGGATGTATCTTGTCCAAGTTTTAATCTTGATGCACCATGTCCAGTATTATTACCTGTTATTGTTACTGCACCTGCAACAGTCATTAGTGTTGTTGTATCAGGAGTTGCCGTCCCAATACCAAGCCGACCGCTGGAGTCGATACGGGCGGCTTCTATTGCATTTGTATAGAAAATCATCGGGTGTGCGCCCGTTCCATACAAAATCTTGTTATTGCCACCAGCGCTGTTGCCAACAATAAAAGTGCTTGTGCCGTTGTCAAAAGTTACTTGCGGTGATGTTGCATCGTAAACAGTTAGCTTTGTAGATGGCGAAACAGTACCAATCCCCACATTGCCGCTGGAGTTGATACGCATAGCCTCCGCACCACCCTCAGAGAAAGCAATGGTGTCAGCGGCAGGGAAGAAGATACCTGTGTTTGCATCTGTTCCCCTAATGGCAGGGGTTGCGGCAGTACCATCAACATCGGATAAGCCGTCTGTTCCACTTAAAATTAGTGACATGGTTATGCTCCAACAGTTCTGCTTGCTTGCGCCTGATATGCCGCAATAACTTCAGCAGTCCAAGCCACATTGCAGATAGCAGTCAGTTTTACAACATCAGCATCAGATATTGCTGAATAGTTTTCTTCTGCCATGTGTGCGTTTACTGCGCCAATTTGAGCATTGATGTCAGTTGCAGGAGGTAAAGATGTTCGGTGATTGCCGATTAAGTCTCCATCGCTAGAGAGTTTGTGCATACGCACTTGGACAGTACCATCCTTGGTAATTTCAATTTGGTCAATGATGAGTTGTTTAGCCATGATTTTCCTTTAAGTTAAATTTAAGCAGCGTTATAAACTACACTTCCACTAAGACCAGTTGTGTTGGTTAAATCTGCATCCGTTAAATTAGTAACGGCGCTTGTTGATGCCGCTGTTTTAAGTCCAGCTAGGTATGAATAAGTTACACTTACATCATTTATTGACGACAGAAAAACCCAGTTAGTGGCAAGATTTTCAAAACCTACAATGTTTCTACCATAACGGACACTATCATTGTCACTGGATGATGTAAATGGATAACCACTTAAATATATATTCCCTGAAATTGTTCCTTTTGCAGTAAGTACGCAATAGTAATTTAGTGATACTTGTCTACCAATTTTGGTATAACCACCATAACGAGTCCCATAGGTTTGTGACCCACTTACCGATGTTCCTGTTAGTGTAGGTGTCCAAGTCCCCTCCTCATAATCATCTAGCGTGTTTGCGTTTGACGATGCTGATTGAGTTGCGGGGAAGGTGATGCCTGTGCCTGAGCTTGAGAGCGTTGCACCCTTGAGTGCTAATGCGCCATTGCCCAGTGTAGAAAAAACATACGCACTTGCACCGATACTATAAATCCCAATACCACCAGACAAATTAGAGTCTGTTTGCATTAGAAAATCGCCAGCCGTTCCACCAGAATGGGTTAATCGAATTTGAGCGTTAGTACTACTTGAATTAACAAGGAAGCCTGCGGGTGCTGTGCTGGATATTTGCCCAGTTGCACTCACCGTAGTAAATGCACCGGTGTTTGCTGTAGTAGCGCCAACAGTGCCGTTTAATGCGCCAGCAATCGGGTTGGTGAACGTAGCAACTTGACTTGCACTTATAGATACCGCCGTAGTCCCCGCAGTTTGAAGCGCCAACACGCCGCTGGTGTCAGCAGTGGTAACAATTCCAGCGGTAGTACTGGCATTTATAGTCGATGTCATTGTTTACTCTCCTGCCGCCTGTTGTAGCGGGGTTAAATCTTCTGTTATAAATTGAGCATCAATGTTTTGCTGAAGTTGAGAGCGCATTGTTTCTGCCCATTGGTCTATCTGTTCTTGAGTCCACAATGATTTTGATTTGTAATCATTGCCGCCAAAATTTACAGAAACGCTAGAAAGAACCTTGTTGCCAGAATCATTTGTACCTTGCATTTCTAAATTTAAAGATGCGGCATAGCCCCTGTCATCTTCTTTTAAATGCTTTACCAAGAATTCGTATTGCATGATGCGCCCTTTAGGAGATTGTTGTACAGTAAATATAGATAGTGCCAGATGATGTAACAGCATTAAGTCGCACAGATGATGTTTGACCAAAAGTAACCGTCAATCCAGTGCCATTGCTAGATGCAATTGTGGTCACACTGTTAACTCTGGTTGCAATCAAAAACCATCCTTGTGAGCCATCCGCAGTGTTAAAACCAGAAACAAAATGTAATCCACCAGTTGCACTATTTGATGGCGCAATATCCACTACACTCGTTGATACATTTCCTGCAACATACCTTGTATTTGTTGGGTTTCCGTCACCATCAGACAACACTACGTTATTTGATTTTGTGCGAATGTCTAAGCCAGCAGAGTTCCCACCAAAACCGCCGATGACAACATTATTTGCGCCAGATGTTATGAGGTAGCCAGCAGGGTATCCATTGGAATTATTTCCAGCACCCATAAATGAATTGCCTTCACCTGTGGCGTTGTATCCCGCTAGTGCGCCAACATAAACATTATATCGACTAGCGCCAGTAGAACCAGAATAACCTGCTTGATATCCAATAAAAGTGTTGGCTGTACCCGTATTTAAATACCCCGCCTGATAACCTACCGCAGTGTTGTTAGATGCTGTGGTGTTGGAGTAGAGTGCTGACTTGCCGACCGCAACATTAGATGCGCCGGAACTATTGGTATAAAGTGCGCCATAACCCAATGCGGAATTGTGATTTGCGGTATTAAATTTAAGTGACTCATCGCCAACCGCCACATTGCCAACCGCACTTGTTGCAGTCGTTAATGCGGCTTGCCCAATCGCCACATTGTTGTAGCCATTTGTCAAAGCCAACAACGCATCACCTCCAATAGCGGTGTTGTATCCAATAGAACCGCTGTATGCTTTTAATGCTTGATAGCCAACTGCCGTTAAATATGGGCCTGTGTTTGATGTTGAAAGAGCACTAGCACCCACCGCTGTGTTAGTAGCCACAGCACCAGCACCTCTGCCGACTGTTACGCCCTGTACGGTGATGTCACTTGTGGTGGTAAGGGTGGTAATCGTCCCGCCGCCAACAGCCATAACCCCCGATGTGGACGGCAAGGTCACGGTAACTGTACCCGCCACGGCAGGAGCAGATAGTGTTACAGACCCGCTTGTATCTCCATTTACAACAACGCTTGCCATATCTTTTCCTTTTCTATTGGACAACCCAGCGTGAGCCAGATGTAACTGTGACAACCACACCGCCTGATAGCGTTATCGGGCCTGCTGACATTGCTGAGAAACCAGAAGCAATCGTGTAGCTTGTAGCCACTGTTTGACTGTTAACCACAATCCCGTTGGAGGCAACAGGAACCCTTGCTTTAAGTTCACCAGTGCTTGGCTTGTATAGTAAATTTGCATTGCCTGTAAACACGCTTGATGCTGTGCCGCTTGTTGCGTTTGCAAACAAAGGGAAGACATCAGTTGCTGTGCTTGTGTCGTTACTTATGGTAGCCCCACCACCAACAGCCGCCCATGCAGTTCCGTTGTAGCCTTCAAACTCTACAGTCTGAGTGTTAAATCTCAGCATTCCCGATACAGGAGAAGGTCTAGCCGCAGTGTTACCTTTGCTGATGGTCAACGCACCAGTTGAAGAAAATGTGGAATCCAACGTAGCTGTTAATGTGGTAAATGCACCAGTAGTTGCTGTAGTAGCTCCAACAGTGCCATTAATGTTGATTGATGCAGTACCAGTTAAGTTCGTTACCGTCCCGCTTGAAGGCGTACCCAATACCCCGCCATTGACGACAAAAGCGCCAGCAGTGCCTGTATTTATACCTAAGGCTGTAACCACCCCTGAGCCAGTTGTAGTGGATGCTGGAGCCGCTCCTGCGCCCCCGCCAATCAACAGTGAATTTGCCGCCAAAGCCGCAGATGTTGCCCATGTGGTTCCACTTGTGAAGTAAGGTACTCCGCCTGATGTACCAGCTACCGTCAAAGCTAGCGTTCCAGATGTTGTAATCGGAGAGCCAGCAACTGAAATCAATCCGCCAGTGAATGTCTGCGCAACTGAAGACACCGTACCTGTTGAAGAAGCGTTGGACGCCAAGAGCTTGACAGTTCCTGCGGCATTCTTGAAGTACAGTTTTTCGTCCGTAATATTGATTGCCAACTCACCGCTGACCAAATTACCCGATGTCGGCGTAGCGGCGGCAGTGGTGCTGTAATACAGCGAAATTGGCGTGTAGTTTGTTTGTGCCATTTAAAAGGTTCCCCCGAAGATGCCAGTCGTGGCTGTTACCGTTCCAGCAGTCAGCGTGTTGGTTGATGGATTGTAAGTAAGATCTGCGTCTACCGCTACTGGATTGTTTCCTGAAATTGCGCTTACAAAAGTAGGGTAATAAGCGGCATTTGTCGATACAGCAGTAGTACCCACATTTGTTGCGTTTGTTGCGTTTGTTGCCGATCCAGCGGTTGCCGCATTCAAGTTTGCAACTTGCGTTGTGCTTGCCACGGTAAACGGCGCAGTACCAATAGCAACAGTTGATGTGATGACACCAGATGCTGAGATTGTGGTAAATGCACCTGTGGCCGCTGTAGTTGCACCCACAGTACCGTTAATGTTGATAGAAGCCGTACCAGTCAGATTTGTAACCGTGCCACTGCTTGGTGTACCCAAAACACCGCCGTTAACAACAATAGCGCCAGCAGAGCCTACGTTGACCGCCAAAGCAGTTGCAACACCAGTTCCTAACCCAGTAATTGAACCTACCGCTGGAGTCACTGTGGTATTTCCCGCCAAGGTCAATTGACCCTGTGCATTGACCGTAAACGTGCCTACTTGAGTCGCAGAGCCATATGCGCCAGCAGTCACCGCTGTGTTGGTGATGCTGAACTGCGTACCCGTGAGGGTCAAACCCGTACCTGCTGTATACGCTCCTGAACCTGAGAACTGTATCCACGTAACAGGACTTGTGCCAACAACAGTTACAGGATCAGTTTGAACCCATCCTGTGCTTCCATACAACGTGCCGTTTGTAATAAACGTAAAGTCACCGCTTGCCATCTCAGCGGCAGTGTCAAAGTCAGTTGCTCTGGTTAAAACAGTTCCGCCAGTCGCCCATGTGTATATGCCGTTATTTGCCTGCGTTGCTTCGTTTTTAACTAAAACACGATCTCCGTTGAGTAGCGTGTAGCCATCCAAAGTGGTTAAAGCCACTGACAAAGTCAAAGTAGCGCCAACACCAGCAGTGCCATTGTTGTAAGTTACCGTTCCACCAGTAATAGATGCAAGCGTACCTGTCGTTGCCGCCGCACAAGACGCATGAACATGAAGACCCTCAGCAACAGCATCAACATACTGTTTTGTAGCCAATTGCAATGCAGATGTAGGGTCTTGGGTGACCGCCACTGAAGTCAATCCACCTAAGGTAAGACTAGACGCACCCAAAGCAATTGCTGTTGTACCAACAGTCACAGACGAGTTTGTCAATGACGCATTGGCAATATTGGTAAGTGTATTGGTTGACCCTGATATTGACTTGTTGGTCAACGTCTGAGTTCCAGTCAAAGTTGCAACTGTTGAATCAATTGCAATGGTGACAGGAGAGGAGCCGTTATAGCTTGTACCCGTCAAGCCAGTGCCTATGGTTAAAGCGCCAGAGGCGCTAGCTGTCACTGTAATCGAGCCACCCAAACTTACTGAAGATCCATTAATGGTAATTGCACTGTTGGTCAACGATGCGTTTGGTATGGCGCTAAGAGTATTTGATGAGCCACTGATTGACTTGTTTGTTAAAGTCTGAATGCCTGTCAGAGTTGCCACAACAGAGGTGTCGATGGCAATGGTTCCCGTTGCGGTGATAGGCCCACCAGTAAGACCTGTTCCTGTATTGATGAGGGTTACACCGCCTTGGGCAAATGGTGTCCAAGAACCTGATAAAAAACCTTCGTACCTATTGATGGTGGTGTTGTAACGAATTTGACCATTAGCGCCAGCGGGTTGTTGTCCAGAGGTTCCGATGGGAACCGTCACTGAGCCCGTGCCCGGCAGGATTGCGTTATCCGCCAACCCTATCGTTGGGTCACCCGCAAACGCATTACCATTCGTCACCGACGTCTGATCTGCAACCCCAAGGATTGTTCGAGGCGTCACCGTTGTACCGCTCAACACCGCCACCAACCCTGAGCCAGACATCCCCGCCAACGAAGCTGAGAGACCGCTTAAAGAGATCACTGGGTTGCCTGATACGCCACTACCATTAGTGATCGCTAAACCGTTTCCAGATACCTGAATTGTGCGATTGATGACGCTGTTGGCATTGTCCTTGACTACAAACCCATTGCCAGCGCTCTCAAGACTTGCAGAAGCTCCATTAAGAGAGATTCGATAGTAGGATTGCACACCGCCATCCGTAAGCCCTAAACCCGTTCCTGTAGATAGGTAACGACTGTTTGGTAGGGTTGTCTCTTGATTAATTGTCAAGAAGGTCTGAAACTGCGAGGGAGCCGCCGCTATTGCCGCTGTAGTGGTTTGCTTAGTGACCCCATTTTGGACAATAGGTACTGCTTCCGTTCCTAAGATTGTCCCCGCCTGAGGCAGATTGGTGATCGTTGTTTGGACTTGTGACATTTCAAGGGTTCTGTATGATTTCGTCTAAATTGCCATTTTCCTGCGGATTCTCACCACTGCTTTGCGTGGAGATGATGTAAGCACCATATCCACCAGTTATCAGTTGATTGTTCTGAACGGCAATATCCAAATCAGGTCGAGGGAAGCGAATGGTTATGCGCTCAGTTGGTCTTGCGGGTAGGCGATAGGGATCTTTCTCGTCAGCACACCCTTGGTCACAGACCTGTAAACCCGAAAAATTTGGGTCTGACCTCATCACCGAGTGCGCACGTTTCATCTTGCACCTATCGCAAATTGCGATTGCGATGTCTGAATTTCCCAGCGTGTCGAGAAATTTAGGCATGCATCACCTTGTGTAGACTGAAATGTTTGGGGCGTAATAGATTGGCGACTTGTCTCGCTCTTCCTGCTCTGCGTCGTAAAGGTACTTGTCTGCCATCTTTTCCAAGTAACCAATACGATCAACAGGAATGCTTGGCAACTCCAAGCTCATCCTATGAGCTAGCATCGAAACAGTCGCCTCATACCAACGCTGAGGTATTTCAACCTCATCTGTTAAAGCTCCGACATCCATCACTTGGCGTGAGTACCACACAACCATCTGCACAAACGTGTCACTGGGGACAGGCCATAGGTACAGCGAAGGGTTTGGAATCGTTCTGTCAAACCAAAATTGGAAGGGTTGGTTTGCAGTAAAGTTTTTGTTTGGCAAGTTTGTGTAATCGTCACGATTCAAACGAGCCATGGGAATTTCAGTGCTGTTATTGCCAAAAAAAAGTTCTCGCACAATCAATGTGTTACCGCCAGTCTCACGCATACGGTAATACTGCACGGTTTGACCGTTCACAATGTCGTACCAATACCATTCGTTGTCTACCCAAGCAGTCACACCAGTGGTTTGAAGGGTGCTCCAAGTGATTCCATCGATTGAATACTCAAAAACGACGTTAAAGTTGCCTGAAGTCCCAGCCAAAACACCAATTGAGCCTATGTAGTTTGTGTATCCAGAGCCATAATCAATGCCAATGTTGCCGTTGATAGCTGTTTGGGTACATTTTGTGGTCACGTTGCCATCAAAGGCGTTAATCGCCACACCAGAGCTTGCGTTGTAACCACCATCTGTGGGTGGCGTAGGACGATTCATGCGCCTGTACAAGGCATTTAGCACGTCTACAGCGCCATCTGGAAGGGTATAGATGTACTTGTCAGAAGTTAAGCCAACAACTTCCTTATTGATCGCCCAATATTGAATGCCACGATTGGCAAGGTTGGACAAAAGAAAGTACAAGCTCTCACGAGCAGATAGCTGTTGTTCAGAAGTCAGTTCTTCAGCAAGCTTGCCGCAACGACGAGCGCCGTGGTCGATCAGCGTTTGCACGTTGAGGACTGTTTGACCGACTGTTCCTGAGTACGCCATTGTGTTTCCTTGTCAGCATTTCCAACGTGCAAGCGCCGCCGCTTTACGAGTGGGCTTGCCTTTTTCGTCCTTCAGTGGGCCTGCCATCCCTGACATACGAGCGCAGAAAGAGTCCTTACGTGCGCCCCCTTGTGGCTGAGGAGCCTTCAGATTGCTACCAGTCTCTCGGTTGTACTTCTGTCGACCTTTTTCGGTCAAGCCAGCACCCTTAGAGATTGGAAGCTTTTCTCCCCTGCCAACTGAAAGACTAACTTTCTTTTTGGTCATTTCACTTTGGCTGTCTTAGCTGACTGCTTAAAGTCTTGAGCCGTTGGAGCACCTTTGCTACCAACTCTTCGCATCTTTTCGCCAGATCCTTCAGCGATTCTTTCACGTTTTGCATTGATATTTTCATACAAGCCGCCGCCTTTCATTTTTTTTGTAAAGACTTTATCAACTATTTCCATTCGTTGAGGCTTAGTCGTCACGTTATTGATAATTTTCAAACGCTCTGCTTTATCCTTCTTAGCAAACGAAGGGTTGTGCGCAATAGACGCCATCGATTTGTGTTGGGAAGGTGATTTGCTTGACATCAAGCATACCCCTTGACCATCTCTAAGATGCACCAATAGGTGTCACCAGAAGATGCGTCAGCCGTAGTGAACACGATGTCACCAGTAACGCCAGTACCACCATTGTTAGTAATGCCGCCAAAGCCTGTCATGTCGAGCGTTTGGGTAGCATTGGGCGCTGATAGAAAAAACGGCACATCTGTTGTGGCGTCCCAAAGCATTCTGACTTCCATGCCATGAGTAGAAATGTAAATTTTGGTAACCGTAACCCTATCGCATACAGCGCCTGATGCGCTTTTTGTAAGAGCAGAAACATCTACCTTTAAAACCGCAGATTCACCAGTGCCATCACTGATGTTTGTGAATTTCATGATTGCAAGACGTTCGCCGTCAAGAAGGGTTTGACTTGTGACTGCATCAGCCATTTTTATTCCTTAAAAAAAGTGGGAGCCGAAGCCCCCACCTTGGTTCAGCACTCTACAGAGCCACCACGTTTCTTGGATGGTGTCACCGTAACTGATTTCTCAGTCTTGGTCACACTACCAGAAGGTGGAGTTCCGCTAAACAGTTTCTTTACACCCCCTAAAAGGCGACGAGGAGCGCCGAGGATGGTATCCCGCATAGCTTCGTTATCTTCTCTCTCAGACGCCTTTTCAGCGCCCTTGCGAGCCATTTCACGATCATATATAGGATCATAGTCAGAGGAGTCTCCTCCTCCTGCCATCTTCTTTACTCTGCCACCTTTTTTGAAGGTTCCAGACAGTGCAGTAATGCTCACAGGAGCGGAGGGCTTCTTACGACCTTGCGACATTTCTACCGCCTTGCCGTCGTCCTGCACTACCTCACCACCCCTAGCATACTTTTTTAAAGCACCACCCTTTTTATAGCCACCAGCGTTTGACTTTGCTACGCCACCAGTCGTGGTATTGGTTTTGCCAGCAGGCGTACCAACAACATTACCGTCAACGTAGTTCATCACAGAGCCGCCTTTGGCGTACATGTGGGCTGTTCCACCTTTTTTGTAGCCACCGCCATTACCCATCTTCACGTCACCAGTCTTGGCGGGTGAATGATTAGGCTTGGCTGTGCTCATTTTGGTGGAAGTTGAGGCTTTACCTTCATTGCTGATGATGCCGCCGTTTTTGTACCCGCCTTGACCCATAGCAACGCCGCCAGTAGCACACGACATACCGCCCTTCATCATTCCGCCCTTTTTGAGCTTCAGTGAAGTGCCTTTGCCGCCTTTGTGCTCTTGCATGTCGTGTTGCTTGAAAGCCTTTTTGATCATGGCTTTGTCTTGCGACATGTCAGCTTTACCACCCTTCTTCATGGCGGGTGTAGCCGACATGGGAGGAGCAGAAACCATAGGAGGAGTCATTGAACGACCAGCCATAGCTTTGCGACGCATTGCCATAGATGGTTTAGCAGGACGAGCAGATGGCATCATTCCGCCACGAGCAGGCATGCTTGTAGGCATACGAGCAGGCATACGAGCAGGCATGTCAGAAGGCATACCTGACTGCATGGGCATAAACCCACCGTCAGCCTTCTTCACAGTACCACCCTTTTTGAGCTTCAGTTCGACTGTTGGCTCAGTAGTCATCATTTTAACCATTGGTTTGAATTGACCCATGATTAACGCTCCTTCGCAACAAAGACGTAATCCACAGTCATTGTCTTTGCAACGGCCTCACCATTTTGAAGAGCAATTGACACAGTCATATCTTCGTCGTCAGGCAAGTTGGTGGTCACAGAAGTGCCCTTCACAACGCCATCTACGAAGTATTGAATGCTTGATGCGCCATCGTAGTAAAAACCAAGACTAATAAATGTGTTGTTAGCCATAGTAGCCACGCTAGAGGTCGTAGTTGCTGTGTTGTCCTTCTCAACCAACAGGCTTACCGAAGTAGAGCCGTCTGCCTTGATGAAAAACACACCATCCGTTACGTTAAGCGGGGTTGCATCGGTAATTTGAAGACCAATAACTACATCAGATTGAGTTGCGTCGCTAACCTTGAGGCGAGCCTCAAAGAAAAGTTCTTTGCCTGAAGCAAAGCGATATGACTCGCCTACTTTTTGCAAAGCAACAAGATCATCATCTGCGGCAGTGTTGGTGATCAAAAGTAAACCACCATCGCCGTCAGTCAAAGCCTGAGTAGCACCAGCCTGAGTCTCAGTTACAGTCCAATTTGCGGCTACATAGTAGTCAAAATCTTCATAGTAAGTGTGAAACTTTGTTGGTGCTGGCATTGTCAGATCAGCAAACGGTGAATCTTCCCCGACGTTTGTCACGCCATTTGGGAAACGGGTTACCAGTAAATTTGCCATTGTCTTGCTCCTTATTAGCGCAGGAGCCGAAGCCCCCGCTTGGGTTTAGACGCCGGGTGTGCCGTACATCGCACGAGGATCGGTGAAACCAACTTGGTAACGCTCTGTCGCTTTGTAGCGCATAGAGTCAGTCTCAAAGTCGCCTTCCATCGTCTTCTCCAGCTTACGACGCATCAAAAGCTTCATGCCTTCGGGAGCGTCGGTCTGAACCCACCATGCGCTTGCATTGGTCAAACGAGACAACACAGCCGCACCTTCGTCCAACAGACCGATGGATTTGACAGGGTTGATGTCGTTGTTTGCGTTGCCTGAGCGCAGAACGGATTTCAACAAAACTTCGGCTTGGAAGACGTTGCCGGGAGCCACTACAAGTTGACGTGGAACCAAACGAATCTTCTTGCCGTTGTTGTCCACAGCTTGGCGAATTTGAATCAACATCTGTTCGAGAGATGTTTGGCTCAAGTTGGCGGCAGTGGTCAACAGGTTGCTGAAAGTACCATTCACGATGGGGTGTGAGGCGGAGTTCAGCTGAACGCCATCACCACCGGGGTACGAACTATTGAAAGCACGATTCAACACGTTTGCTGACAAAGTTTCTTTGGTTTCAATCAAAGACTGTGCCAAGTGACGTGCATAAACCTGACCAATACGAATATGGTCGCCATCTTCAACCAACACTTTGGTCAATGCGAAGGCGAGGCCATACACGTTGTACACATAGCGTTGTAAGAAGAGAACACCACCTTGTTGGTAGCTGACAGGAGTACCGTCAGGCAACTGGGGTGCGGCTCCAAATCCATAAAGGACTGGTTCTTCGTGGTAGTTACGGGGGATACCTTCTTGTTCACGAAAAACTCGTGACCATTCGTCGGTTCGTTGATCGTAGACGCCATCGAAACATTCATTCAAGATTGGTTCGACGATGCTACGAAAGTCGGTACTTCGCATTGGAGCGGCCATGGTCTACTCCTCCTTAGATTGCTGTGCCTGCCGCACCAGCGAACTGGTACTCGGCGATGGTTGCACGAACGATGACATAGTCATCACCCCAAGCGTTGTCGGCATAGGGGCCTATGTCAACGATACGCATTTGGGCGCTATTTCCTGATCCAGCCAAAGTGGTGGACAAAGTGGCTTGGGACAAACCAGTGGTGGTAGAACCAGCCGTGGTGTTGCTCAAGTCAGCTTCGTCGCCAATAGAGGTTTGTGCAATAGTGCCATCAGTTTGAATTTCATACACGATGTTGGGATCGGAGTAGAAATACGCAACGACAGAACCAACGAGGAAAGACTCGTTTGCAGGCCAAGTGTTTGAAACACGGCGACGACCAGTGGAGTCAGTCCATTCGACGCCTGAGAAGGCTCCGAGGAATGCGTCACCAGCGGCGGCAACCACGATGTAACCACCAGTGTTCATCTTGACGGGCTGACCCTTCAGGATGGTAGTGGCGTAGCCAGCGGAGACGTTACCGCTGGTAGATACTGCTTGAATGCCGTTGGCAAGCGCTTGAGCACGATCCAGACCTGATGGGTGGAAAGCGGGACGCAAGCCAAACGGAGCGTTAGTTGAAGACATAGTCTTCCTCCTTTTTTGGTTGTCCTGCCCGTATTAAAAGACGGGCGTACGGACGGATTGGTCAAATTGTCCGAATCCTTCACCTTCAACCTGTCCAAGCGCTTTGCCTGAACTGTCACGATTACCTTGAAGCTGTTCGATTTGGACTTTGATTTTGTCCGCTTCGTCCATTGGTGCTTCATGATGCATCTGCAACATAATGTCTTGGTAAACGTCCTCAGGAAGTTTGCACAAGATCATTTCATTGCATGCGACAAATCCAACATGTTCGCCAGCTTTTACACGGTAATTGTCAAACCCGGGGAACTCTTCTGCTTTCACAGGCACGTACCCAAGTCGAATCCGTTTATCCAAACTGTCGTAACTATTGGTGGTTGATAACCAGCAAAGATGCCACCCTTTAATTGCAGGTAGCTTCGGCAGGGCGCTTTGTGTCCACTCATCACTCCACATCTTGCGACGTTCCTGTGCTGAGACGAACTTCTCATCGACAGAGGCACGAGGCAGATCTTGCGAAGATCTATTTTCCCGACCACCAGCGTTGAGAGATTTTTTGAGACGAGATTCTGTTGCCATAATTAACTCCTATATCCTTGGTTTTGTCGTGCTTCGAGTGCGTAGCGTTTAATCATCTTGTTGCGCTTTTCTGAGTTATCCCAGAAACCCGCATCCTTCATGGCACGTACTTGCTCTGGTGACAGAGTAAAAGTATTTTTTGCACCACTACCGTTGATGTTTTCACGCCCAGAACTTGTCACAACGCTCCTTGGTCTACGAGTCGATCTCTCGTCATTTCCTTCAGTATAACGGTGGGGAGCACGTTTAGCAACACGTCGATCAAGCTCTTCCCAATATTCTTCGGTGCTTGGGTTCCAACCTTCTTTAACAAGCTTCTGATCGATCACTTTTGCAATTTGGCTGTCCTCGTCATCCCCATTTGGGTCATACCACGAGTTGCGATCCATCCACTTGGCGGCATGGCGTTGCATCTCACGATTGTCCTCAATGGGTTGGTTTTGGGTAGTTCGAGCCGCCTGCTCCTTGAGCGCACGAATGGACTCAATCTCTCGACGTGTCTCGTACCACATGTCCTGCGCCTTGCCAAACGCATCACCATCGCTGGCGCTTGTAGCCTCAGACATCTTCATCTTGGCGTACTGCAAGCGAAGTTCTTTGTCCTCCAAAGCCTTGTCAATACGAGCCAAATCAGCGGAATGGGTCTTGCGCTCTAACACAGACAAGCGTTCTACAAGCTCTTGACGCTCACGTCGTAAGCTGTTTAACAACATGTCCTTTTCGACATTGGTTTGCTTAATGTATTCCTTCTTGGCACGTCGACGATTGCGTCGAGCGGCTCGAATAGCCTCCGTGTCATCAGGATGATCCTCGTCGTCACCAGCTTCTCCGCCAGCGGCTTGGGATGTCTCAGCCCTTGTATCTCCATCATCAGAGTCGTCAGGGGCAAGGTGATCAGGTAAGTCAACTATGACTGACCCATCTTTTTCTTCGGAGACCTTGATGTCATCCAGTTTTTCTTGTGTTTCCGTACTCATAAGAAGGCTTTCATGGCTAATGGGTTACCAGTCACGGTGGCAATGATTTCATGGTCGTTTAGAACCATAAACAATGCTGGGTCTTCAAAGTCGTCCTCATTTGGAACTTTGACTTCCCATCGATCTCCGCCCCACTTGGGTACACGTATGTAGTCGCCAACTGAACACCAAGAGCCCTCAGGCCATGACGCCATAGTGTCTCGATTCTTGAAGGCGAGGGGGCCGATCATCAGCACCTTTGCAACCATGTTGTTCCACTTTTCGGTCTCTTTAGTTTCTTCAACCAAGATGATCCCTGCGCTTGTTGCCTTCTTCTTTGTTCGACGTAACTGCACCAAAATGCGTCCGCCAAGAGGTCTTGCACCCGGGTCTACGACTGGAAAAGCCCAATCCACTTCAGCTTGGTCAAAAGCTTCGGGTTCATTCATTTTCATCTTCATCCTTTAATAGTTTGTTTAAGATGTCCATGGATTCTTGTAATCCATAAAAGTTGCCAACCATGCGTTGATATATCTCCCATGTGCTAGCGTTTCCGCTTGCGAGTGAGGTAGCTATTTCAGCCTGCCGAGACTTCAACGCACCGATTAAATCTCCTACCGTGTTCATTTATTTTTTCTTTGCCTGTGCCAATCCTCCTTGTTTTGGTTTTTGATTGTTGCCCCCTTTAGGTTGCATGCTCGTGCCATCTAGCTTCTCGCCCATAGCGATGCGCTTGTGTTGGGGAACGAGTTCGCTCTTTTGCTCTTGATCACTGGTAGCCATTTTGGTTTCCTTGGTTAGTTAAAGTAAGTGCAGTCTTCATCTGCTCGTTTTGCAATTTTGCCGTGTCACGGGTCAATCTTGCAGATTCGATCTTTTCTTTGGTTTCGTTGTCGCCTTGTGCAATAGCCATCTTTAACTGATTGTCTTCTTGGGCTATTGCCATTGCATCTTGTTGCTTCTTCATAGCCAATTGGACGTCTGCTTGATCCTTAGCGGCACGACGTTGGGTTTCTGCCATGCTGGTATCCATCAAAACCTTAGCCTCTGGCGTCAAAGGCGCTGTAGGTTGCATCTGCTGAAGTTGCTGTTGCATCTGTTGGATGATCGGCAGGATGCCTTGGAACACAGTTTGCGTATCCAAGTTAACGTGTTGAGAAGCCACGGCAAAGAGCTTGTCGATCTTAGAGGTGAACTCCTCGTCGTCGTATTCCTCGATAGGACGCCCCATAGCCTTGGTTACGTAGCCGTTTGTGCGATTTAGATACCAAAGGGTCAAGTGTTGCTTTAAGTGCTCCATGACCTGCGGAATGAAGGCAGGAGCCATCAATGGGTTTGCACCCAACACTGGGTCTTTGGCAAAGTCCAAGTGGGACTGTATGTGCGCCAAATGGTCTTGGTCGATGTAGGCAAATGCCGCTTGACCAATAGCCATAGCCACGTTCTCGTTGGCAGGGTCACGTTTCTCAGGATCTGGCACGTTTTTCATCAACTCATTCACAGCAGGTATCTTGATTTGCTTCAAGAACCGCTCAATTACGGCTTTTCTGTTAAACAAATCAGGATTCTTGTCCATCACCTGCATAACAGCTTGAATCTGCGCCATGCGCTGTGTTTCAGAGAAGATATGTGGGTCAGAAACAGGTACAACGTCGGTATTTCTGCGGAAATCCTCTTTGGTGATCTCCAAATCCTCGACTATGTCGCCCTTTTTCTGGTCATCCAAGTACCAACGATTCAATCTACCCAAAATTTTCAGCAAACGACTTTGACTGTCGTGCAAACGAGCGTGAACGGCGGCAAATACAGCCGCACCCTGCTCGATAAGCGCTTGAGTCGTGCCTACAGGGGCTTGGGCGTTGACGTCAGCGATCTTTTCCTCAGCGGTGGTGATGACGCCCTTGGCAGACTTCTCCAAGAAGCCCATCAATTGGAAGAGGACTGGGCTTGGGGGGTTGAAGGGCATGGGCATGGCGATCTTTTTGATGTCATCGATGCCCGGCGCTCCCTCGATCTCCACCACCTGCGTCACCTCAATCTGCTGTGACTGTCCAGAGATACGTGCGCCCTTGATCTTCAGCATGGTTGCGCTGTTGTTGATGTGCGCCGAGTCCAACAAAGCCCTAAGAGAGCCTGTCAAAGCGGCGGCAAGCCCACCAATGAGGTGCGGCAAGCCCACAGCATAGGCTCCACGCCATGGAATGAACTTGAACTCCACCATCCAATCCAACTTGGTCATGGTGTCATCGCCCTCTTCCCAATTGCGATACAAGCCAATGACCCTACTCTCCAAATCGTCCACCATCATGATGTATGGAGCCATCTCACCCTTGGATCGAGTGTCGTCCTCAAGCTCTAACCATGTGTAGATATGGTAGACACGACGAATACCGTCTTCGTTGTCTTCGTACTTCTTGCCTTCAATCTTATTTGAAGCCTTCTCTGACTTGCTTTCCTCAGGTTCCATTGACGCACGTATGTAACTGGTGTCGATGTACAAGCCAGAAGCAATACGACGCTTAAATTCCCAATCAGTAATGTCCTGAACTTCGGTCACACGTTGGCTGGTGTAGAAGTTTGCGGCTGAAAATGGCAACAAAATGTTGTCAATGGGGACAAATTCGGCACAAGGACGACGTTTTTGCTCGTCATACCAAAGCTTCATGAACTGTGAGCCACCCAAAGGTAGCTGAGTCAGCAGTTGTTCTTGCTCGTCACGGAACTCTTCGATCTGCTCCGTTAACTGCCAGTTCATGTAGTCACGTTTGCGCTCGGCAATAGCCATCTTTTCTTTGTCGACAGTGCCTAGGATCTTGGTTCGAGTAGGCCCATCAGGTGGGAAAAGCTCTTTGATGGCACGAGCGGCAAAGTCTACGCAGGCTTCAGCCATGACGGGGTGGACGACCTTGCTAGCGCCCATGAAGTTAGCACCTCCCGGCGCATCATGCCCCATCCCCGTACGTCTAATGCCCTCTTCGTACTGCTTGTCCCGTTGTTCACGAGCAGACTTGTCCTTCTCCAACAAGCCAATGTATCGCATAGCGATGCCATCCAAGTCGAATTCGCTTATGTCTTCATCTGCAAGGTTGGCGTAGAAGTCTTCATCCTCGTCAGGGCCTTTGTAGTTGTCCATCTTGACCACAGCAGAGCCATCAGGAAGCTCCTCAATCTCTGAGTCATCAAGCTCCAACGGCACATCAACGCTACCGTCTTCGTTTTCGGTCATGGACTCCATGCCTTCTATGTTGCGATCCGCTTCTGGGTCAATCGGCATTTGTGTAGCCATAGTTATTTCCTTTTAACTTTTATCAAGCCACCCTTGCGCTTGGTCAAATCTGTTCTTTTATCGTTTAGTTCCATAAACATGGTGTCAGAGTTTTGAGCAACATGCACCTTACCACCATGCTTGAAGGGTGTGCTTTGCACAATAGGTGCAGGCTCTTCCTCTTGCACAGGCTGAGGCATCTCGAATTCTGCACCAGCGGCTCCAGTTCCAAGGGGTACGCCAATCTGTTGGTACAGGGGCATGCCTTGCTTTACCTCTTCACGCATCTCAGG